CTGTACGGGTTGCGATGCCCGGCGTGTTGGAACGCAGGGACGGGGGCTTACTCCATCCCAGCGGCCATCATCTGCGACGCCTCGACGGGTGGCGTTCCGGCGTGCGCGCCGTGCGACTGAGGACGCCATGACGAAAGGTGCGAGCGGAATGCTTGGCGCGGAAGCCTGCCGGCGTCGAGCTTGTCGTGTTGTGGAAAGACGACGGCTTACGCGGTCGTGCCCTAGCCGCCCACCGCGCGCACGTGCATCCTGACGGGACGGTTGTTCTCCCTGACTGCGCCGTGATGACGAAGCTCTACTGATTGGTGTACACTAGCCGCCATGGGAAACGCCTCCGTCCAGTTCGCCAAGAGCCAGCAGCAGAAGAAGCAAGACCAGCACGACGACAAGCCCCGCTGGAACGCGCAAGAGAAACTCGCGCTGAAGAAGATGCGCCGGGAAGCCAAGGCCGCAGGCGCGACGCTGGAGAACAACGGCGAAGGAGGGCTTGCGCCGTCACTCGTGCTGGGGATTTTTCGGAGGGATCATTTTCGTTGCGTGAACGAGGACTGTCCCACGCCGAAGAAGGATTTGTCGCTTGACCACATCAGTGGCCATCCGAAGGAGATTGCGGCGGATCCAGAAGCTCGTCACAGGAAAGACCTGAAGCTCGGGATCAAGCTTGGTCACGTCGCTAAGATGGAAGCCCTGAGGACCATTTGTGCGCGATGCCATGATCGTTGCCACGACCGGGAACGAGAGATAGATGCTGGTGAGAAACCGCAACCCATGAGAGGCAAAGAGTAACTTCCGTCATGACGATCACTACGTTCATGCCGAGGATTTGTGCGAAGTGCGGATCTCCCTACGAGGGAACGAGAATGCTTTGCGATGCCTGCCGTGTCGGCAAGTGCCCGACGTGCGGAGGCCCGCTGATACAGACGAGGGGCGTCGGTCACGTCTACAGGTACTGCTCCTACGAATGCCGGAACAAGGGGCGCAAGGGCATCCCCCTCAAGGGTAAAGTGATTGTCTCTTGCGAAGTCTGCGGGGAAAGATTCCCAGTATTCCCGTCTCGGGTAGGCGAGACAAAGTACTGCTCTAAAAAATGCGGGCGTGTCGGGATGAGCAAGAGCCTATCTGCGGCTGGGTTGAAACTTCGCGCCGATCCGGCATATCGAGCGGCGCAGTCGACAAGGACAGCAGCCTCTTGGCTGGACATAGAGAAACGCGCAAAACACTTGGAGTCAGTGCGAACACCTGAGCATCGTAGGCTGAGATCCAAGATTGGCAAGGAGCAATGGGAAGCTCCCGATTGCAAAGCCAGAGTCGCACTACGCACCTTTCTGGATTCTCCGAAATTCCACCAAAGCATGCTCATGCGCAAGTTGCCAGCGTGGCCCAAGTGGACTTCCTACGTCGATTCAAGGGGAACCGAGCATCGCTTCCGTTCTTCGTGGGAAGCCGACTGGGCCAAGTGGTTCGACTATTTAGGACTCGAATGGAAGTACGAACCCAAGCGGTTCGATCTCGGCCCGCACCGTCTAGGTGTTTACACACCAGACTTTCACGTGCAGACACCGTTCGGTGCGTGCTACGTCGAGGCGCACCGGATGGAAACCATTCGTCCGGGAGATGAGAAGAAGGTCGCCAAGCTCAAGAAGATCGCCGCAGAAGGCATCTTGGATCTTCCGCTCGTGCTCATGGGAGAATCTCAGATCAAGGGCATGCGCAAGGCGATGCGGGAGCGCGAGATCGACTCAGGCAAGAAGCCCGAACCGATGCCGGGGGAAAAGTAGTGGCCAGCCTCTTTCCCTGCGTCGACACCTTCATCGACGAGTTCGAGAAGCTCCTGCCGTGCGAGCGCGAGAAGGTTCTCGGCGAGATGGCCGCGTTCTTGACGGCCTACCACGAAGGCAGGGAGGAAGCGTTCGCCGATTCCGAAGACGAGCCACGGGTGCTGAGCGAAGCCTCGGCTCACACGCTGGCCGAGATGATGAACTACTTCGGGGTTCGCCCGAACGGGCCGCTGTCATGATCCGTGAGGTCAGCAAGGGCCGCTTCCAACTCTGGACTTCCGACGGCAAGCGTCCACTCGGCAAGGTCGGAACGCGCGAGAAAGCGGTCTCCCAGGAGCGAGCCATCAAGGCCAGGCAGGCGGCGGCCAGCAAGGGGCGGTAGCCCGTGGCCGAGTCGCTGTACCAGGAAGTAGTCAGCGCGCACCGTCGCACGCTTGACCGCCTCATCGACCGCGGCTCGGTTGAGCGTCTCAAGAACGTCTACGAGAAGGCCACCGCCGAAGTCCTGGCGAAGCTCGAACGACTCGGGCGCGGCTCAACCAGTTTTTCTCACCATCACCTTCAGATGGCGCTGGCCCAATTGAAAGCCGGGCAACTCTATGTGGACGACCAGATGATCGGCGAACTGAACTCAGCCACCCGCGAGGCCCAAGTTGAATCGCTCCATATGCTCGTCAGAGATTATAAACGCCTTGAAAAGCACTTCACGGGTCACGCGCCCGTCCTGCCAATTGAGGAGGCGGCGCGGTTCGCCGGCGTGATCGACAAGAGCCGCAGTTCGCTCCTGCGCCAGCACGCGACCAGTATCAAGCGGTACGGCGCGGCCGTCATTGACCAGACCCAGGAGGCGATGTCGGTGTCGCTGGCATCAGGCGAGACGCTGGACGGAACGATCGCCAGCGTACACAAGGTCATCGGCGGGAACTTCTGGCGAGCCGAGATGGTGGCGCGTACGGAGTGCGCGTTCGGAGCCAACGTGGCTCACAGTGACGGCATCAAAGAGATCGCACAAGAAGACCCCGCAATCCTCCAGCAGTGGGTGGAGTTCTGTGGGCCAGACGGAAAGCCCCTCGACGCTCGCGTGGCAGTGGACAGCATCGCGATTCACGGCCAGGTGACGGACCCCGGCGGAGAGTTCACGATGCCGGAGACCGCTCCCTTTCCAGACGCCAAAGGACGAACGAAGGTTGACGACTCCTTGGTGGGCAAATCGTGGGCGGTGCCACCGTGCCGGCCCAATGGACGAGAGACCGTACTGCCATGGAAGAAGGAATGGAAGACGCCGGGCTGGCGCTACAAGAACGGCCGGCGTGTTCCCGCCTAGCCGCGCAAGTGGTGGTAGATCCCAGCCTCCGGGTTCTCCCCGGGCTTGATGTCCTGGCGAATCTCGACCGGCGGCTCGTGAGGTCCGTCGTAGAACATCGAGTAATCCCTGAACGCTCGCCCCAGCATCTTGCGTTCGGTGGCCGGGCCGGCGTCGAGCCAGTCGGCGCCCGCCTTGAGCTTACCGGCCCGCAGCCGCAGCAGTGACTCGAAGTACTCCTCGTAGGCGGCACCCACGCGCTCGAAGTTGTTGTTGCGCTCGACCCAGGCGCGGCACGTGAACGGGTCGATTCTGTCGGCGTTGCGGGCCGCCCACACGTACTCGTCGAAGGTGTTACAGCGCCATCCCGTGTAGCCGTGAACGACCGTCTCGGTGAAGCCGCCGAAGTCGCTGGAGATCACAGGGCACCCCGACGCCATCGCTTCGAGCGCGACCGCGCCGAGCGGTTCCACGTAGCGAGTAGGCGACAGCAACGCCTTCGCGGATCGCATGAGTTCGCGACGCACCTTCAGCGACGAGATGCCGGCGTACTTGGCGCCCTGGGGCCACTCGGCCACGAACGGGGAAGCATCGCCGCGGCCCGTGAGGATGATGGGCGTCTGGAGTTCCCGCGCGACCTGCACGGCGATGCGGACCCCCTTGGGCTCCAGCATGCGCGTCTGCACCAGGAAGAAGTCTTGCTTGTCCCTTGTCGGCACGACCGGGCCGAACAGGTCCAGGTTGAGCCCCAGCGGAATGACCTGCCTGTACCACTTGTCGCCGCCCCAGTTGCCCTCGAGGCCCTCGTGGAAGTGCCGCCAAGCGTTCGACAGATACACGCGGAACGGTGAGACGGCCTTCGGGTAGCCGATCCCGACCTCCACCACGATCTGCGGCAGGTCCTTGATGGCGGGCTCGTAGGGGCAGAGCGTCGCCACGATAGAGCTGTAGGGCTCGCCCCCGCGGGCCAGGATGATCTCGTGGACCTTCGCCGCGAAGTCGTGCCAGTGCTTCCCGTAGGCGTGGTCGATCGACAGGATGAACGGCTCCAGCGGCCCACGCGACCCGTAGAGGACGCGCCAGACTTCTTCGCTGGCGCCGTCGACGTGCTCGACCCCGGCGGGCACCACGCTTCCCGGCATTCCGATATGGATGACCTCGTGACCGCGCTTGGCCATCATGGCGGCGAAATTGTAGAGCTGCTCGGTGAACGGGCAGACGTTGACCAGGTCCTCGTCGCGAGGATCGATGGTCTGTGTATGGGCGAAACCGATGACGAAAATGCGCATGAGTTACCCCTTGAATCCCGGTGGCCTGCCCTGCCACGCCGGCTCTGGTGCCGGCGGCAGTGTGTCCCCATCGTCCGGCATTGGGCAGGGCAAGACGATCATACTGACCTTCTTCGCCCGGGCGTCGGCCTTGTCCCGATCCGACCAGACCGAATCGACGGCGTTGCAGCAGTGGACGACGTAGACGGTCTTCATGGCATACACACGATGTCGTATTCCCGCTTGCCGTCGTAGGGGTTGAACGGAACCCCCGTGCGGATGTCATGGCAGCTCGGGTACTCCAGCCAGCACAGTTCCCGGTGTAGCCCCGCGATGGATGAGCCCGCGGCCTCCAGGGCGGCGCCGTTGACCTCGATGACCATGATGGGCCGGAACCGCAGGATCGTCATGCGGGCGCCCCGCAGTGCCCGAACCTCGTGCCCCTCGACGTCCCACTTGATGAGCGCGGGCGAAATCCCCAGGCGATCCAGCGGCAGCACCATGATCGGGACGTTGCCACCGGCCTTGATGCGGCTCGCTCCCACGTTGGGGTCTCGGGCGATTTCCGCAGTGCCTATGTGGTCGGAGAGTCCGGTCTGGTAGAGCTTCACGCTGGGCAGCTCCCCGCAATTGTGCTGGAGGCACGCGAACGACTCGGGCTGCGGCTCGAACGCATGGACAACGCCGGCCTTGGTGGCGTAGGCGGCCGTGTGGTCGCCGAGACTCGCGCCCGCATCGACCACCACGCCGCCCTCGGGCATCAGGTCCATCACGAGCGGGATGAGACCGCACATGTCGGCGTCGAGTCGGTGTTCCTGCTCGATCCACCGGCTCAGGTGCGTGTCTTCCTTCAGGACGGCGATCCTTTGCTCGCCTTCGAGGCCGGGGATTGTGCCGGGGGTGTGGATGATGGTCACGGAGACTTCCCCGCCGCGTCCCGCTCG